TACATGCATCCAAGGCTTTCGGCCGTGGAACTGGGCGGGAAGGACGGCAAAGCTCTCGTCATCACGCAAATAGAGCGAGTGATTGTCTATCCTAAGAATCCAGACACCTGAAGTTTTCGCTCCGTTACTAAAACCGAAGCGTTACAAGGGAGTGCATGGCGGCCGCGGTTCCGGGAAATCGCACTTCTTCGCCGAGGCCCTGGTCGAGAAATGCCTGACGGAAGACGCCGTACGCGCGGTGTGCATCCGCGAAATTCAGAAGTCGCTTGAGCAGTCCGTCAAGCGGGTCATTGAAGACAAGATCCAAGCGCTCGGCGTCGGGCACTATTTCGACGTCCTCGACAAAGAGATCCGGACGCCCGGCGACGGGCTCATCCTCTTCCAGGGGATGCAGGACCATACCGCCGAGTCGATCAAATCGCTCGAAGGTTACGACGTCGCCTTTTGCGAAGAAGCGCAGGCGCTCTCGAAGCGCAGCCTGCAACTGCTCCGGCCGACGATCCGCAAGCCGGGCTCGGAGTTGTGGTTTGCCTGGAACCCGGCGAGCGCGGACGATCCCGTCGACCAGCTCTTACGTGGTCCGAACAAGCTCACGAACGCGACCGTCGTCGAAGCCAACTGGCGCGACAATCCATTCTTTCCCGATGTTCTGCGGGAAGAGATGCTCACCGATCGGGAGCTCTTTCCCGACGATTTCGATCACGTCTGGGAGGGTGGCTACCTCACCATCTCGGATGCCATCATCTTCCGGCGCCGCGTCACGATCGAGAATTTCTCGACGCCACTGGACGCGCGCTTCTTCTTCGGCGCGGACTGGGGTTTTGCGAACGATCCGACTGTACTGCTCCGTAGCTTCATTCGGGACGAGCGGCTGTATGTCGACTACGAAGAATTCGGCCATCACGTCGAAATTGACGACACGCCGGCGTTATTCGATAAAGTTCCCGGATCCCGGCTCTGGCCGATCAAAGCGGATGGAGCGCGGCCGGAGACGATCAGCTACATGCGCCGCAAGGGCTTCCAGATTAGCGCGGCTGAAAAGTGGCCGGGCAGCGTGGAAGACGGAATCGCGCACCTCAAAGGGTTCAAGCAGATCGTCATTCACGAGCGTTGCAAGAACCTGCAGATCGAAGCGCGCCGGTACAGCTTCAAGGTCGACAAGAAGACCGGCGACATTCTGCCGATCATCGTCGATGCGTGGAATCACGGCTGGGACAGCGCACGTTACTCGCTTGACGGGTATATCCAGCGTCGCGGCCTTCATAGTGTCTGGGCGAAGCTCGCGAGCTAACTGACTTACTCAAATGAAACCCTGTCCCCGCTGTGGCGTCGTCGAGTGCGCGTCCGCGCGGAAGTGCGCCGTCGACGACCTCGAAAACGAGAACGGAGCGCTACGCGCCGTGCTCGCGTGGAACGCAAAGAAGATTCAGCAACTGCAGCGGCAGCTAGAAGACCGGCCGAACACCAATGAAGAAGTCTATTAAAAAGCCAACGCCGACGCCGGCAACTCCGACGCCGGTCGTCAGAGGACGTGGCGGCGATTCGTTCCAAAACTTCGAAGCGCGGCTCGGCTACGGCACGGGCAATCAAAGCGACGGCGCCGGTTACGCGATCAATTACACGAGCCGGATTCGCTTCGAACTCGAAGCGATGTATCGCTCTTCGTGGATCTGCGGCAAGGCCGTCGACGTCGTCGCCGAGGACATGACGAAGCGCGGGATTGAACTCAATTCGACCATCGATCCCGGCGAGAGCGACGAGCTCATGCGCACGTGGAAAGAGCTCCGGATCTGGGACGCTCTTTGCGACACGATCAAGTGGGCGCGCCTCTATGGAGGCGCAATTGCCGTCCTCCTGATCGACGGTCAGAACCTCTCAACGCCGCTTCGTATCGAGACCGTCGGTAAGGACAAGTTCAAAGGCCTGCTCGTGCTCGACCGCTGGCAAGTCACGCCGACGCTGCAGCAGCTTGTCACAGAGATGGGTCCGGACATGGGTCTGCCGATGTATTACGACGTCATTGGCGACTCGATGGGCTTGAAGCGCGCCCACATCCACTACTCGCGCGTGATCCGCATCGTCGGCCAAGACCTGCCGTACTGGCAGCGCATCACCGAGATGCTCTGGGGCCAGAGCGTTATCGAACGCTTGTTCGATCGCCTGCTCGCGTTCGACTCGACGACGCAGGGCGCGGCGCAGCTGGTGTATAAGGCCCACTTACGCACTTACAAGGTCGAAGGCCTGCGCGACATCATCGCCATGGGCGGCCCGGCACTCGAAGGGTTGACCGCGCAGATCAATTTCATCCGGCGGACGCAGACAAACGAGGGCATGACCCTCATGGACTCGAAGGACGAATTCGAAGCGCACAGCTACGCTTTCGGCGGGCTCGACACCGTGCTCCTGCAGTTCTCGCAGCAACTTTCCGGCGCGTTGGGAATTCCACTTACTAAGCTCTTCGGTCAGTCGCCGGCAGGTCTCAATTCGACCGGCGAAAGCGACGTCCGGAACTACTACGACTCGACCAACCAAGAGCAAGAACGGCGCCTGCGCGTCGGCATCGGCGTGCTGCTGCAGGTAACGCACTTATCGAAGTTCGGCAAGGCTCTCACCGTCGGTAGCGATTTCACGTTCCGCCCGCTCTGGCAGCTGACCGATCTCGAGAAAGCGACGATGGCGGCGACGATCACGACGGCTGTTACGTCGGCCGTCTCGGGCGGCGTCGTCGGCCGACAGACGGGGATGAAAGAGCTCCGACAGAGCAGCCACTTGACAGGTGTGTGGACGAACATCAGCGACGAGTCGATCGCCGCGGCGTCCGATGACGTCGACCTCGGCGAGATGTCCGGCGCGGCGAGCGATCCGTTCGGCGGGGGCGCAGACAACGAAGACGATCCGGAAGACGGCCCGGCGAAGAAGAAGACGGCTGACGAAGACTTCAACGAAGCCGACCATCCGCGCAAAGACGACGGCGAGTTTACAGCGGGCGGCGGGGCGGCCGGCGCTCGAGCGCTAGACCCCGATATTGCTCCGTTGTTTCAGCACAGCAACGAAGCGCTCAGAGGTAAACCGCAAGAGGCGCTCGCATGGGTTCGCGGCGGTCGTAATCGATTCGTTGAGGGCGCGATCGTGCATCCGGCATTTGACAACGGCATTGGGCTGCTTCACGGCGAACCGGGCGACCCGAACAAGAAATGGCGGGGTGGCTTCGGCGTTTCGCACATTGACGGCAAACGTCCTGGATATCTCGACGAAGCGATCAAGGTCATTCCGTCTCTATCGCTCGTTGAAAGCGAAAGCAACCCTGAGCGAAAGGTTCTTTCCGATGGGCAACATCCCGAACGCCGGGCTATCGTTAGCCTGAATTTGCGCGGCCACGAGACGCCGGCGTGGCTGCTAACGAGTTATTTCGATGAAAGATCGAAAGCTTGACCTTCGCGACAAGTAGCCGCGTTCGCGAAAGACGCTTGTTTAAGGCGCGCCCCGGTACAATGCACCCGGGAGTCAAGCTCCATTCCTAGCGTAGCTGCAAAGGACGCTAGCCGGCAACGGAGTCAGGTACTCAAACTCGTAGTCCAAACCGACAGCCGAAGATTAAGCCATCAGGTGTATTTTCGTCCGAATCGTTCTCGCCCGATCCCAAATGATCACCTTCGACGACTGGAAATCGATTCGGCGTAACGCCGGCCGTTACGCGCGCGAGCTCGAAGCGTTCCTCGAGGAGTATCTGCCCTGGTCCGTCACCTTCGGACATGACCCGACACTGTCCGCGTCGCTCGCTTCCGAAGACGTGCTGGCGTATGACGCGGCCGCGCAGATGGCGAAGCGCATGATAGGAGGCGTGCTGATCACGAATGCCCGGTCATGGCGGGCAGCGGCGCGGCAGTCGTTGGGCAGCCAGCGTATCTACGAAGCGCTCCGGGGCGAGATGGGCGGCGCCCTCGGGATGCGCGTCGACGAGCTCATCCGGGCCAACGTCAAGCTCATCCAGCGGATTCCGGACGTCCTGAACGCGCGCGCGGCGGCGTTCATCGCACGCGAACAACGGGCCGGACGGCGTGCGGAAGCGATCGCGACAGACGTGGCGGCGATGATGCCGACCGTGCGTCGGAGCCTGGTCAAGATGATGGCGCGCACGCAAGTCGGCCGCGCCGAAACGGCAGTGACGCAAGCACGCGCGGAACGGCTGAACCTGCCCTGGTACGAGTGGGCGACGGCGGAAGACATCCGAGTTCGGCCGAGCCATCGCAAGATGGACAAGATGTTAGTTGCCTGGGCGGATCCGCCCGCGCCCGAAGCGCTCGCCGGCGAAGTTTCGAAGCTTGGTCACTACGCGCCAGGCCAGATTTACAACTGCCGCTGCATTGCTTTGCCGCTCATCGATGTCGAGCAAGTGCGATGGCCGCACAAGCTTTATGAGCACGGGCACGTGTCGGCGATCAGCCGTGCTGAGTTCGAGCGCTATCTGCGCCACTCGGCGGCGGCTTAAGTCGCCTCTTCGTCGACCTTGACCTCCACCCGGGGCATGATCGTCGAGTTCAAATCTTCGGACATCGCTTCATTGTCGGTCATGGCCGGGGCCGTCGGAACGCTTCGTGCAGCTTACACACCGCGAGCGGGAACGACATTATGAAGACCAGCTTTAGCAACCGGCCTTTCGGATCGTCTCCCGCGACCGGCCAGATTTTGATGTCCAGATAGACCCAGACGGCAAGCGTCCACGTGACGTCGAGCCACTTCAGCCAGCGCGACTTTCGAATCAGCCAGCGCTCTTTTAGAGATCGACGTTGTGCTGAGGCCAGCCCGACGTCGGTCCTCCTAAAGTCCTCGTAGTCCAATCCCATGCGTTATTACACCACTGGCATCCTCTCGGCGCGCATCGCGACGACGCCCGAAGGCTTTCTCATCTGTCATGACGTGCCGATCGCCCGCACGGGCGTGCAGCTGTACGCGGACGGTGAAGTCCCGGTACCGGCGCGTGACGGACTGGTGCGGATCCAGCGACTCGCCGAGCACGTCTTCGCGCCGCAAGCGATGGCGAGCTACGAGGGCAAAGCCATCACGCTCGATCACCCGAGCGTCGACGTCAACCCCGACAACTGGTCGCAGCTGGCGAAGGGCGTGATTCACAACGTTCGCCAGGGCACCGGCCTTGACAACGAATATCTTTTAGCGGACCTGCACATCACAGAGCGGGACGCGATACGTAAAGTCCGCGACGAAGGCCTGCGCGAAGTTTCGCTGGGCTACGACGCCGACTACTTAACAACCGGACCAGGCGAAGGGTTGCAGCTGAACTACACCGGCAACCATCTCGCCCTGGTTCCAAGAGGCCGTTGCGGTTCCCGCTGCGCCATAGGAGACTCCATGAAAAAAATCAAATTCCTCGACGCAGTACGCGCGGCCTTCAAATCCCGCGACGAAGCCGAGCACGAAAAAGTGTTGACGGCGGCCGTCAAAGACGCCTTCCCTGACAAGGACGACGAAGACGAGTCCGACGAGGACAAAAAGAAGCGTCTCGCAAAAGAGAAGGCCGATGACAAAGAAGAGAGCAAGAAAACTTCTGACGCGCTCGCGTCGCTTTCCACCGCCGTCGGCTTGATCGGCACTCGCCTCACGGCCATCGAGAAGAAGACCCAGGACGCGGACGTAGAAGAGACCGAAGAAGAGAAAACGGCTCGCGAGAAAAAAGAGAAGGAAGACAAGGCCGAGAAGACCGCCGATAGCGCATCACTCGCCGCCACAGTTCAGGACGCACGCTCACGCGCGGAGTTACTTTCTCCGGGCATTCAGCTGCCGACGTTCGACGCTGCTCTTACTCCGGCGAAGACGCAAGACGCGCTCTGCCAGCTGAAGCGCAAAGCGCTCGCCGCCGCCTTCGAGAACCCGAAGACGCGCGACGCCGTCAGTCCGCTCGTCAAGGACGTCGACTTAGCCGCTCTGACGTGCGACGCGCTCAACGCCGCCTTCGTCGGAGCATCTGAAATCGTGCGCGTGACGAACAACGCAACGGCAGGCCTGGCGCCGACATTCGACGGCTCCAAGCAAGCGGCGAATACTTCCAATTCAATCGCAGCGATGAACGCGCGCGCCTCAGCTTTCTGGACGCGCCCCTAACTGCGATTGGCGCAGAGAAACAACAAAGGAACCAAATTAAATGGCAGTTTTCACTTTCCGTATGCCCGCTGGAATTCCAGGCGGGGTTAATCGTGTCAATACCGCGACCATCGAGGCGCAGCAGCTTGACACCGTCCACTTCCCGACCGCTTACGGCGTCCCCGTGGCACTCGATGCAACCTCGCACAACGTGCGATCGATCACAGCCGGCGACGCGACCGCGAACGTTTACGGCTTCTATGTGCGGCCTTACCCGACGAGCGGCAACGCGACCGACGGGCTCGGCACGTCGACGCCTCCCGTCTCCGGCATCGTGTCTATCCTGAAACGCGGCTACATGAGCATCCAGCTCAATGGAACGACCGCCGCCGCCAAGAACGGCACGGTCTATGTCCGGACAGTGACCGGCACATTCACGATCATCGGCGGCGTCGAAGCCGCAGGCGATTCCACCAACACGTTTGCCGTGACAGGCAACACCTACTTCACCGGCCCGGCCGATCCGAATGGCATGGTCGAGGTCGCCTTTAATATTTGATTCCGCGTCCGAAGACAACGAACAAGAAAGAAACCCATATGAACAAACAACTTCTTCGTCGCGCCCGGACCACGGACGCTTTTTCGACTTACGACCGACGGACCATCGATAGCGCCGGCGCCTTCCTGATCGGTGAGCTCGAACGGCTCGATCCGACAATGCACGAGCCCCTCGTCTCCGTGATGTGGAGCCGCGACATCCAACTTCGCGAGGACGTCTCACTCGCAGACGAAACATCGAGCTTCTCTAACTCGACCTTCGCCGCCGTGGGTGGGGTCAACCCGAACGGGAAAGCCTGGATCGGAAAGAACTCGAACGCGATCTCGACCGTCATGTTGGACATCGGCAAGACCGCCCAGCCGCTCACCTTGTGGGGCATGGAGCTCTCTTACACGATTCCGGAGCTTGAGAGCGCACAGCGTCTCGGCCGTCCCGTCGACAGCCAGAAGTTTGAAGCCATCAAACTCAAACACCAAATGGACATCGACGAGGCCGTGTACATCGGCGACACGTTCCTCGGCACCACCGGCCTCATCAACAACGCCGGCGTCACGACAACCAACGTGGTCGCCAACGGTTCGGCGCATACGACCTGGGCGCTGAAGCTCTCCGACGATTCAACAGGCAACGTGGGTCCGACGCAAATCCTGACCGACGTCAATACGTTGCTCAACGCAACCTGGGCCGCCGCCGGCTGGGCCGTGTGCCCGTCGGAGCTCCGCATTCCGCCCGCACAGTTCGCTCTACTCGTCTCCCAGAAGGTCTCGACCGCCGGGAACATCAGCTTGCTGCAGTACCTCAAAGACAACTCGTTATCCAACTCAATCAACGGCAAGCCGCTGAACATCCAGCCCAGCAAGTGGCTGACAGGCGCAGGAACGAGCAGCCATGACCGCATGATGGCCTATACGAACGACAAGAGCCGTGTACGCTTTCCCCTCGTTCCGCTGCAACGTACGCCCCTCGAATATCGCTCGATCTACCAATTGACGACCTACTTCGGAAGGCTCGGCATCGTTGAATTTGTCTACAAAGAAACCGCAGCATACGCCGACGGGATTTGAGGACTCATTCTGACGAAGGCTCCGCGACCGTCGCGGGGCCTTCACTCACCTACAAGGAAAACCACCCATGAAAGAAATCAACGTACTGAAGGCCTTCCTGCTGACGCTGCAGGATCACACGAAAAAAGCGTTCGCAGTCGGCGTGCATAAAGTCGAAGCCGAGATCGCGGAACATTGGTTCGTGAAAGCGCATAGCGAGCCCGTCGCGGCCGTCGACCCACCCGTCGACCCACCCGTCGACCCGACCGTCGAAGCGCCCGCTAAGAAAAGCAAATGAACCCGACCACGGCGGCACAGTTCGTCATCGACTTTCCAGAGTTCTCAAACACGACGACGTATCCAACCGCGCTCATAACGACGTGGGTTGCGGTCGCCATCGTGATGCTGGCGAACA